AAACCTTTCAAGAATGGTGGATAAACTTCAAAGCGAAGTTCATTACATTATATAAACTAAAAGTAAGTTATAATAATGTTTGGGGCGACTCTGATGATGAAGAGTTTATAATCAAAAAAGTCATAAAACGAACCAAAGACTCTATTAAGTTTAGAACCGAACAAGGTGATGTAGTAGAGATGTACGGTGCTGAAGGACTAAATATCAAAATAGAACAATTATGATATTTAAGTTGGGAGTAGCAATTATTTTATTTTATGTCATTAGTAATGATCCAGAGATAGAATTAATAGACCCAGCAAAAGAGAGAGCACCTGATTGTGAGTTCTTTTTATTTGATGAAAATCCACACGCATACGATTGGTGTAAAGGAACACACTATATCAACGGCATAGAAAAAGAGGAAAGATACACATGAACCAGTTTTTTCTGGCATTATTGCTAGTAGTAAGTGGACTTTGTTGGTGGCTTTGGCAAGACAACCAAGCACTTAGACAGAATAATGCAACATTAGAAGTAGCAGTTCAAACTCAAGAGGAAACAATAAGTACTCTACAAAATGATTTTGCACTACAAACTTCACAATTAAATGAGTTAGCTCTTAAAAATCAAGAAACACAAAAAGAAATGAATCGTTATCTTGATATATTTAAAAGACATAACTTAACCAAGTTAGCCGCTGCAAAGCCTGGGCTAATAGAACCAAGAGCTAATAAAGCAACGAAAGAGGTATTTGATGGAATTGAAGAAGATAGCAGGGATATTGACGCCGCTGATGATAGCATCATCGTGCAGCCTATTCCCACCAAAGACATTAGAGGTTAGTGCAAAGCCGATAGAAAGGCAGATAGCACAACCAATACTACCAAGAGAGATTGATTTAAAAGAACCTTATTGGTATGTAGTTTCTGAAAAGAACATAGACGAGTTTATTGCAAGAGTAGAAAAAGAACAAGGACAACTTGTGTTTTTTGCTATGTCAGTACCCGACTATGAACTTATGGCATATAATATGCAAGAAATAAAAAGATACATCAAAGATTTAAAGGAAGTAGTAATATATTACCGAAGAGTTACAACACCTCAAACAGAAGTTCTAGGTGAGGCAGGCATAGTAGTAAAACAATGAAAATTAGTATAGAAGATGCAGTGCACATGATAGTAAATGATCACTTTGATAGAAGAGATATTAGTATTGACATGGATTTAATAGATGATGTTGGTGCAGATAGTTTAGATTCAGTAGAAGTGATAATGGCAGTTGAAGAAGAGTTAGATGTAGTTATTCCTGATGAAGATGTAGAAAAATTACGAACAATTGGAGATATAATTTTCTATGTTAAAAACGCTAAGTGAGTATTGGAACTTCCTATTAGACTATAGAGCCATGATGAAGGGTTCAAAGTTCTTTGATAAGAACCCTGTCGTCCAAGGACGCTTTGAAGAAAACGAAGAATGGCTAGAAGAATTAGAAGAACGAGTAGAAAAACTAGAAACAGATTCACACCCTCCGAAAGATTTATGTGAGTTTGAAAGCTGGGATAACATTCTCAAGAGGTTTGAAGACCTTGAAAAGAAAATTGATGGTAAGTTTTGACAAGTTAAAAGAACTATTGAAAACAAATGTTGTAGAAGTTTCTTTTACAAGTTTAAAATCTGGGAGTCAGTACAGCATACCTTGCACCTTGCAAGAACATATGCTACCAGTGAAAATTAATCAGTCATCAAGTGATGCAATATTATTATATCGTCTTGACACCAATAGGTGGGAAGACATTAGATTAAGTAGTATTGATGGTTATACAATCCCTAGTGATGAATAGGGAAAGGCTCGTAAGAGCATCGGAGAATAAGAATGTTAGAATTCTTACAATGGGTGATCGGTTGGATTCAAGTCGTACCGTGGTTAGTCATGGGCGCTTCAATCATAGCGGCTTTAACTCCTACTCCAGCAGATGATGTATTTGTTGGAAAACTTTACAAAATATTAGATTGGTTTGCAATCAATGTGGGTAAAGCAAAGGAACAAGCCAAGAATAGTTAAGGATTAAACTATGAACATGCCTAGTGGACAATTTAGTGGGGATATGGATAGAAATGAGGTTGAAATAGACCTAAGTAAATTTATGGAAATGATTCAAGAAAATAATGACTTGAAACAAAAAATATTTATACTTGAAAATGAAGATAAAGTAAATCCGTGGCAAAAGTGGATACACTTAGCCGCCACAGTAGACAGTTGGAGGATTTTTCCCCGTGCTTTCTTAAGTGTATATATCTTTTTACTTTATTACTCAACCATGTGGTTTATGGATTTGCCAGAACCAACCCTTGAGCAGTCAGGACTTATCAGTATAATCGTGGGTGCTGGTGCCGCTTGGTTTGGTTTATACGCTGGAACAAGTAAATCAAGTGCATCTTTTAATGGAGACAAAAAATAGTTCTTGACTTTTCCTTATAACTTTAGTATAATATAGGTTATGAAAAAATTCAAAGACTTAAAGAAAATCAAACTAAGTGAAGACAAGCCTTGTCCGTACTGTAAATCATTCGGTACAAAGATGAAGGATTGTAAAGGCTACAAGTGTTGGGAAAGATAGATGAATTTATTTTATCTTGACGAAGACTTAGATAAGGCAGCACAGTATCATGTTGACAAGCATATTGTCAAGATGCCACTAGAGGCTGCTCAGATTCTTTGCACAACTATTTGGATTGATAAACTATTAGGGTTTGTTCCTCGTGCACTCAATGCTGAAGAGCGAGAGGTTCTAAACAAAGAGAAAGCTGGAATAAAACACTTACCTCTAGAGGAACGACCCATCCCCTACCTTCCAATGATGTACAATCATCCTTGCACAATCTGGGCAAGAGAATCATTGGATAATCATGAGTGGGTTCATTGCTATGCTAATGCATTGAATGATGAATACCACTATCGTTATGGCAAACTACACAAATCTGTAATGGAAGTAGTAAATAAACTACCAGACCCAGTAAATTTACCAAGAGTTGGATTCACAACTTTTGGTCTAGCTATGCCTGACGAACTAAAAGATTATGATAATCCGATACAGAGTTATCGTGATTACTACCATTTGGATAAAGCAACATTTGCAGCATGGTCACACCGTGATAAACCTGATTGGTGGAACGAAGATTATGCTGACTACGAGAAAAGGATAACAGCAAAGTGAGTAAGACTAAGTATAAATTTAATGAGGACAAAGTACTAACTATGGTAACAAACCATATTTTAAAAACGTACGAGGCTCACTACAGTATGAATAAGATACAATCTACAGAGTTCATATTTGATGCTGAACATGGCGAAGGTTTCTGTATAGGAAACATTATTAAATACGCACAGAGATATGGGAAGAAGGAAGGTAGAAACCATGATGATTTACTAAAAATCATTCATTACGCAATAATTTTATTAGGAAACGATATTGGCAGCAAGAATTAAAAAACACGAAAATTTAACTGAAGCTAACCTTCAGCATGTAATCAGCTTACTCAGGGCAGAGAAACCTATAACAAAGAAAGAAGCATGTAGCATACTGAACATTAGTTATAATACTACACGATTAAATAAACTTATAGAAGAACATGAAGAAACTGTAAGATATCGTGAGTTGAGAAAAGCACAGAACAAAGGAAAGGGCGTCACAGAAGCTGAAAAGAAAAGCATCGTGACATATTACTTAGATGGTCAGAATATATCTGATATAGCAAAATCATTATATCGTTCACCTGCTTTTATAAAAGCAGTTATAGAACGATTAGGTATTCCTCAGAAGTTGGCAGCAACAGACTATGAAGGTATCAAACAAGCTATGCTACCAGAACAATGTGTAGCAGAAACTTTTGATAGTGGACAAAGAGTTTGGTCAATCAAAGGAAATTGTATTGCTATTGTGAGAGATGAAATAACTGACCACCCAACAAACTATGAACAGAAGTATGGCAGTAGAATGTACCATGTTCATGAGATTGAAATGGCAGAGTGTGAATCTCCTTATTTTGGAACTATTAAAAATGCAGGAAGGAGTGCTACTCGTCTTGCACACGATTTAGGGAGTTTAACACACTTACAAGAGTATTTATAATGGAATACTTTTTAGCGTTTTATATTTCTGGAGTAATATTCTCATTATATAGATTATATTACCCAAGTATAAAATTCTTAAAGAAAATAAAATCAAAAAGTATACTAGTCAAAGCAGAATTTTTAGGATGGATAGTTGCAATAGTATTATTTACTATTACATTTCCTCTTTTAATTCTGCCAACACTAGTGGACAAATGGCAAGAAAGATTTATCATTGCCTTTTGTGATGAGGCATTACGAAGATAATGGCATATAGTAAAGAAGTTGTAGATAGATTTGAAGGAGTATTAAATAGTCCAAAACAATTTTCAGTAGGACGATTTGATCCCAAAGACCCAACAGTAGCGACTGGCATGACTGGTGCGCCTTCTTGTGGGGATGTAATGAAACTACAGTTAAGGATAGACCCTGGCAATAATAGAATTATGGGGGTTAAGTTCAAAACTTATGGATGTGGAAGTGCAATTGCATCTTCTTCTATGTTTGTTGATATGTTGCAAGGCTTAACAATAGAGGAAGCTAAGGAAATAAAAGACAAAGATATAGCTGAGGCATTAGACCTTCCACCAATTAAAATACATTGTAGCGTACTTGCAGAGGACGCTATTAAGAAAGCATTAGAAGATTGGGAAACCAAGAGGGTAACATGAATTATTTATTAGAAGCATTAGTCAAAAAGCTAGAGGGAGAAGTAGAAGTTGCTAAAGCCAATGTTATAGTGTACACAAGAAACTCAGTAGGAATCGGGGAACATCCAGAAGTTGTTGAGGCAATTGAAGCACAAGTAGAAAAGATAGCAACGGCTCAAGAAAAGATTGACATAATCAAGAAATATTTTTCATCTTAGGAAGTCTTATTAGATACCAAAAAATAGTTCTTGACAATTGCTTATACTTTTTGTATAATATATTTATATTAATTAAAAGGACAATATGAGCGACAGATTCTACACCCAACAGTTTGAACAAACAGGTTGGAGACCAATGGAGAACGGCACATGGATCCAATCAAAACACAGGAGAAACCGAAAAATGGCTTGGACAGACGAAAGCAAACAACAAGCAGTTGAAATGTATCAGGAAGCTGAACCCACACCTGAAACATCAATGGAGATTGTCAAGGATATCGCAGATGAACTTGGCGAATCACCAAACGGGGTTCGTATGATACTAACAAAAGCTGGTGTATATGTAAGAAAAACTCCTGCTGCTAGATCCTCTGGTGGATCAACTGGCGGTGGTAGAGTTTCAGTTGCAGATGCTCAAGCTAAACTTACTTCAGTATTGGGTGATGCAGGTCAAGAAGTTGACGAAGCAATCATTGCCAAACTTACAGGTAAGGCAGCAGTTTACTTCGCTGGTATCGTAGAAAACTTAAACAATTAATCATTAAATAGTTTGACCAAGGCAGTCCTTACTGCCTTGGTTTTTTGCATCCAAAATAAGTAACCTCTTACTTTAGCAATACAAAAGAGTTTTTGTTAGACTAAATTTGGAGGAAAAATGAAAAAGGATGAGTTTAAAAGACGACTTGACGATGCAGGTGATGCTATCATTACTTACAGAAGTCAAAACTCACGCAAACTAAAATATAATGTATGCACAAGGGACTTCTCTACCCAGTACATTAAAGAAAAGAGAAACAGAGCTAAAGAAAGCACAGGAACATGTTTATTATTTTGTTGGGACACAGATTCTTATAGACTGCTTGTCCCTGAAAATGTAACGAGTATAGTTCCTCTCAACCGAGTGATTAAGAATGATAGATCTTAACGCTCCCTCAATATACGAAAAAGTAATTCACGAAACTGAGAACGAACAAGTTCGGTTAGTTATTAATACTTTTAGAGGTGTAGAATATATCTCACTTAGAAAGTATTATTTAGACTTTTCAGAAGAGTGGTTGCCTTCAAGAGATGGCGTATCTATGCCAATAGACTTTGACAACAGTAGAAATCTATTTCAAGGATTAGTAGAGATTCTATCTCTGGCAGAAAGCAAGAACATACTTGAAGAAGAATTTAAAGAATTACTAGACGAAATATACCTACCCTAAAATATTTCTTGACATCTCCTTCTAAATTTAGTATAATATATTTATGAAAAATTTAGAAGCATTATTAAAACAAGCTAAAGTGGCTTATTACAATGGTAAGCCATTCATGAGCGATGAAGTATATGATAGATTAGAAAGCCAAGTAGAAACTTTTACTGTTGGTGCTGAATCATCAGATAACAGATATCCTCATGCTTATCAAATGTATTCATTACAAAAAGTTTATGAAGGAGATAAGTATCCATATTACGATGGTAA